CCGTTGTAATCTTTCGTTGACAATGTCAGCGGCTGAACGAACCTGCACATCAACACCGATGTCCATCTCCACGCCGCCTCGAACTCCAGCACGGTCAAGGATTTCGGTAGCGGCTTTGAGGCGTGCTGGTTCACTCTGGCCGTTTTCCATAATGTCTTCCAAAACATCAACCGCGTATGGGGCGGACTGAACCAGCTTTGCTCGCGCTCGCTCAATGTCAGCTCCAGGCCGTCTAGTTGTTCGTAGATGGACGCGGCACAGGCCGTCATCCTTCACCCGTCCCGATGTCCAGAGCATGCAGCGAATACCGTCCGTCTTGACAATTCGACAACGGTGTGGTAGGCTAGCGGGGGCACGCCGTGGACTCTTCGGGCCGCCGTTACGCTGTTCCTCAAGCCAAGCCTTAGTCGCGCCGATAACCCAAGGTGGGGTTACCCGTACCGCTGAATCTTCAAGCATCAGGTCGAGGCCCGTTAAGTAATCTGAGTTGTTGCTAGTTGGGTCCAGAAGGAGCGGGCGCTTTTCCGCCAGCGACATCACTCGCCGTTCTTTCATTGCTTCTTCTGACCGTGCCACTATCAAGCCCGTTGGCGCACCCATCTGGTCATAGACGGGGTCCCAATTTAAATGTGCTCTTCTAAGAGCGGCGCGGTTTTCGTAGGTGTCTTCACAGACGCCGCGCTCATGCTCAATCATTCCGAGGTCGGAAAGGTCTGGCCGCAAGTCATAGGGGATGGAGATGTCAGGGAGGGAAAGACTTGGGTCTTCCTCTTCCTTGCCACCGTATGGAATCGTTTCAGACATTTTTACTTTTTGCTACCCTTCGAATGGTAAGCCCCGCCCCAGAGATATATTTTGGATATTTTTTACCTGGGACGGGGACTTACCAAAGTTGTTGTTACTTGGCGGTCTTCTTAGCTGGAGCCGCTTTCTTTTTCACGGACTTCTTTACAGCAGTATTGACTTCTTTTGTTACATGTGCTACAGCAACCTCAGCAACTAGGCCGAAGGCTGGGTCTGACTTCTTTGCGTAGCGGATTACTACTGGAACAAGAGATGCCCAGAGTGCGTTGGCTACTAGAAGGTATTCGCTCTGGCCGAATTCTGCGAGGCTAACACCCGTTGCCTGCGAAACGACAACCGCTGATCCGACCACTTGACCTAGGAGGTTTCGTAGGTAGGACTCAATCATTGCTTTATTCATTGGTCTCCTTGGTAGACTTTGAAGGGATGTCTACTGATACCAAATATAGGGCTATATGATGGCGACGAATTTCTGAATACGGTCTGAATTACGCGCACCTTTTATAAACAACAAAGTGGCCAGTAACAATGAAACCAGCGTGGAATAAGGGTTTAATCTCTAATTAGAGATACAATAAAATTTTAGAAAAAGTAACAATGAAACTGCTTTTGCAATGCTATAAAACTATGGTAGTTAGAAGTCTTTTGTTTCTTCTTTAGGTCGGAAGTCTTCTTCATCTAGGGGTTTATATTCTTTGGCATGGGTCGGTGAATCGCCACGAAGAACATCAACGGCTTGTCGAATCCCTAGGGTGTAAAGAGACTTATCGTCTTCACCCATTGTATCTTCCCAGTCTTGAATCTTTTGGACTAAGGTTTTAATAAGGTCTTCATTTTTCTCACTGGTCGCATTATCTATAAACCTTATTAAAGAAGGGACTACTTCAGGTTTAATAGAGCCGTCTTTCATTAGGGCTTCAAGGTGTGCGACTATTGTATAGCGAGCATCTTTATTCATTAGACTTCTCCAAAGCAATCATTACATAATAGGTAATCATAGCCCATTGAGTCAGGTGCTTTAAAGCCTTGACTTGTTAGGCAGACTGGGAACACATTTGTTTCGTTCTTACATCTTTCACAAACTAGTGGGTCTTCTAACCATTCAAAGGTTGCCCCAATCTCAATACACTTGGCAATGCCTAACATCAAAGCATGCTCCATTCTATGTCCTGAAGTCTTCCTCATAAATGGACGAATATTGTCTGACTTTAGGACAGGATGCATTCTCTTACAGTTACAGGAAAGAGCAGAAGGACGACAAGTGATAATCCCATTCTCAGCCCTATTGTGTTTTGACATAGTATGACCACAAACGCAAACTCGATTATCTTTAGTTCTTGTAGTTTTGAGAATCTCAGAAACCTTCTGAATCTCTTCTAAAGAAATTCCAGTCTTGGCTAAGTTCTTTATAGACTCTTCGTTGAAGTCACTCATCTCCAAAGTCCTTTCTTAACTTATTTATAATAGAATTAAAATCCTCTTCAGTCTGAATTTTGTCTTGAAGTGTCATCATGAACTCTTCTAGCATCCGTTGTTTGAATCTGCGTTCTTTCCATCTCAGGAAAGCAAAGGCAGAGAAGGAACCACTAAAGGCAATTAGATAAATAAAAATCGCAGTAACAGGAACCATCCATATCTCAACGGTCATGGAACTCTGCCTCTACAATAATCCCTCTCTCCATGAAGTGAGCAATCACAGCCGAAGCATCTGCCAAAGCAATCTCTGTCCATCTTTCAAAGTCTTCCCCTGTAGGAAGTCGATTAGGAAACCATCGCTGCATTAGTGCCGTTGCTGCTTCTTGAATCAAAGAAATAACTAAGTCACTTGGGATCTCTGGTAAAGAAACTTCCGTTCTAACAACTTCTAACTCTGGTCCATCCGTCATCTCTTCTTCCCTTTCAATCTCTGTATTCATAAACTCTACACCCTTCCCTGTCTATTTTTAAATCCTTATAAGAACTACTCTATCACTATTCAGTATTCACTATTCTATCACTATTACTTAATTACTGAATTCACCACTATTTTTCCCTTACGCGTAATAGGATTTCATCCAAACTGTCTAACTAAATAGTAAGTAATTAAGTAATTAAGTAATTCAAAAATAGTTGTACGGTAACCAAAAAGTCCATCAACAATCAACAAAACCTATCCGTAACCTTTTACATTTGACTTCCTAGACCGATGCTGTATACAGCAACTAGAGTCCTAAAAAAGCCCCTAACACTACACTATTTTTGTACAACTATTCAAGTAAATCCCTACCCTATTTAAGCCTCTTTTTCCTATAAAATTGTCGACAATTTTCCCTCCTCCCCCTCCCTCAATCCCTCTCACGCTCGGCGTGTTGTCGTCCAACTCAACCGCTCTAAACCTATAATTACAGCCATGACATTTAACACAACTCTTACTTGCGATTACGAGGGTTGTCCGACACACCTTAGGGCTAGGGTCGAAGAGTCTAGGAATGTTCTTATCTTGTCTTGGAACAAGACCGTTAAGTTCTTTCACTCCACAGATTGCCTAGCGTTCTACGCAGCCAGTTTCCCAGCAGGCTATGTCGCAACAGGGGAGGATGCAGATGTCCACTGAGAACAGCTACATAACCGCTATCAACACCATCTTTCTTTTCTGTAAGGCGCCAGATGGCGAAGGCATCACTATTGGAGATGTAAGGCAGTGGCTTGAAAAAGTTGACCTCCTCAAACTCCCAGACTCTACAGAATTAGAAGGCGCCCTCTACCTCAATCTTGATTATCCAGAAGCAGTATTTTCTAGAATCAGTTGCGGTGAGTGCCTACCCGCATGTGACCATGAAGACCTACTAGTAGAGACCCCCCATGGTCAATACAATATGATTACCGAACTATAGAGAGGGTTACGAAAGATGACAGACAAAGGAACAGTAGCCAAGATTATCGAGGTTGCTAAAGCAGAAATTGGAACCATTGAAGGTCCAAAAGATAATGAAACAAAATATGGCAAGTGGTCTGGTGTTAACTTCCAACCATGGTGCCAGTCATTTGTTTCTTGGTGCGCATTTACAGCAGGGCTAGACCCAAAGAAGTATCCAAAGTCTGCATCAACAGTTGCAGCAGCAGATTTTTTTAAGAAGAATGATCGCTGGGCAGATGCTCGCAATGATGACCCAACTCCAGGAGACTGGATTTATTTTGATTTCCCAGATGATGGCGTCAATAGAATTTCTCATGTTGGTATCTGTATCAAGAATAATGGAAATGGAACCATCCAAGTTATTGAAGGAAATACATCTGGCACTGCAAAGGGAGACCAACGCAATGGCGGAATGTGCGTAGAGAAAACTCGCGCATATGTAAAAGATAATAAGTTAAAACTTGTTAACGCAGTAGTTGGCTGGGGTCGTCCTGTTTATTCTGGCGAAGAAAACCTTCCACTACTTTCAAAAGTTGGCTCATCTGATGCACCAACACCTAAGAAGCCAGAAAAAACAACAACAACTACAACAACTGCAAACGCTGCAACTAGTGTAGTTACATACACAACTACAACAACGACAGCTCCTAAGGCTTTTAAACCGTTGAAAAAGGGCTCTAAGGGCGCTGATGTCAAGAAACTACAGACTGCTCTTAAACTAAAAGCAGATGGGGTTTTTGGACCAGGAACAGAAAAAGCAGTCATTCAATTTCAAAAAGCAAACAAGCTTGAAGAAACTAATGGCGTAGTTGGTCCAAAAACTTGGGCTGCAATTACTAAGGCTAAATAGTTAGTAGATGATTTATCTATCAGGGCCAATGACTGGCTATCCTGATTTTAACTATCCTGCTTTCAGAAAAGCTGCAGGTATTTTTCGTACACAAGGTTTAGAAGTTTTTGACCCGTCAGAATGTTTTGATGGAGACCAAACACTTTCAAAAGAAACCTATATGCGTGAAGATATTACTGCTGTACTTAAAGCAACTTTGGTCGTGACCCTAGATGGTTGGGAAGAATCATCTGGGGCTCGACTAGAGGTTGAGGTTGCAAAAGCAATTGGAGTACCAGTAGAAAGTTACAAAGACTTTATAATGAAACTAGCAAGGGAGTTAGTTGATAATGAGTGATGCAATGACAAATTGGAGCAATTTCTCAACTCATAAAGAAGAAATTGAATATGAGATGAGACATAAACTTTCAGCACTAATTACAGAAAATATTGAAACTGCAAGCAGTAGAGGTGTTAATACTCACTTTATTAGTGGTTTAGAGTTGGCAAATTCTATTGTTCTAGGATTTGACCCGTATGAAAATAACCACGATACTCAGCCTTCACTGTTTTAAATAGTAGTAAAATTTCTGTCTAGGGTCGAACACCATAGACGAAAAAAGTATTCGTAAACCATTTTTTAGCATTGAGGGAGAACTCTGTGACCGTCCATTTTTCATTTAAGTTGACCGAAGATTTTGTAGAAGGTTACAGAAATAAGAAAGCACCATTTGGTTATCGTGATGCAGCAGGTAACTCTGTTGGCGAAATTACTTTTCTTCGCACATACTCACGCAAGAAGCCAGATGGAACTAAAGAAACATGGGCAGAGGTTTGCGAGCGCGTGACTAACGGCACATACTCACTTCAAAAAGAGTACGCAAAAAGCCAGCGTCTTCCTTGGTCTGATGTTAAGGCTCAAGCATCTGCAAAAGAATTCTTTGACCGTCTTTTTCATTTGAAGTGGACACCGCCAGGACGCGGACTATGGGTTATGGGAACAGAGATTGTTAATGTTCAAAAGAACTCTGCTGCTTTACAGAACTGCGCATTTGTTTCTACTTCAGAGATGACTAAAAACAATCCAGGAAAGCCATTTGCATTTCTTATGGAAGCATCAATGCTTGGCGTTGGTGTTGGTTTTGACCAAGTTGGTGCAGATAAAGATTTTACAATTTATGAACCACAAGGTGAAGAATTTTATTTAATTCCTGATACTCGTGAGGGTTGGCAGGAATCTACAGTTGCACTTATTAACTCTTTCCTTAAAGAAGGACAGAAGTCTTTAACATTTGATTACACAGACATTCGTCCATATGGAGAGCCCATTGCTACATTTGGTGGAACAGCATCTGGCCCAGACCCACTTGTAACTCTTCATGAAGTTATTCGTAAGATGTTTACAGGTCGCGCAGGAGAGAAGTTAACTCGCACAGATATTGCAGACATTGGAAATCTTATTGGCCGTTGCGTTGTTTCAGGCAATGTTCGTCGAAGCGCAGAAATTCTTATTGGCGATATTAATGATGATGACTTCCTCAACTTAAAGAACGCAGAGCGTTTCCCAGAGCGCAACTCATATGACGCAGAGAATCCAGGATGGGCGTGGATGTCTAACAACTCTGTCGCAGTATCTGTTGGCACTAACTTTGACGCAATCATTGATGGCATTGTTCGCAATGGTGAGCCAGGAGTTATCTGGATGGATACCTCTCGTCAGTACGGAAGACTTGCAGACCCAATTAATAATAAGGATTGGCGCATCGCAGGATATAACCCTTGCGCTGAGCAGTCACTAGAGTCTTACGAAATGTGTACTCTTGTTGAAACTTATCTCAATCGTCATGAATCACTAGATGATTACAAGCGCACTCTTAAGTTTGCTTATCTCTACGCAAAGACTGTCACACTTCTTCCAACACACTGGGAAGAGACAAACGCAATCATGCAGCGTAACCGACGCATTGGAACTTCAATGTCAGGTGTTGCTAACTTTGCAGATATCAATGGTCTTCCAACACTTAAGGTTTGGATGGATGAAGGTTACGCAGTAATTAAGAAGTACGACACCATCTACTCAGAGTGGCTTGGTATCCGTGAATCAATTAAAACTACAACCGTTAAGCCATCAGGAACCGTTTCAATTCTTGCAGGTGAATCTCCAGGAGTTCACTGGACTCCAGGCGGAAAGTATTTTAATCGCGCAATTCGTTTTGGAAATAACGACCCTATGCTTCCATTATTTAAGTTGGCTAACTACAGAGTTGAACCAGCTTCAGAGTCACCAGAAACAACTTCTGTTGTTTTCTTCCCAATTAAATCTGACGCAGAGCGAGCAGAAAAAGATGTAACCATCTTTGAAAAGATGTCACTCGCTGCGATGGCTCAACGTTATTGGTCGGATAACTCTGTATCCGTTACAGTTTCATTCGACCCTGAGAAGGAAGGCGAGCATGTAGGAACTGTTCTGCATATGTATGACGGACAGTTAAAGACAGTCTCATTCTTACCTTCAGGAAACTTTACATACCCTCAGATGCCTTATACGCAGATCACAGAAGAAGAGTATGAGCAAGAGGGAGTAATGAAGTTGTTTCCTATTGACTTCTCTGGTGTCTATGCAGGTCTTGGTATTGACGCAATTGGAGAGGCGTACTGTACGACAGATGCTTGCGAAGTTAAACTGATTAAAGAGAATCAATAATCTATTTGACATAGATTTTTTACCTGACTAGTATGAGAAATAATTAATCCAAACAAGTAAGGACACAATGACAGCAGTAAGTACCGCTTTAAAGCCTATTGCAGACCAATGGTCTTGGCAGTTCGAAGGAGCATGTAACGGGGCAGACCCAGAAAGTTTCTTCCTTGAACCAAACCAAAGAGGCGATAGCAAGAGGAATAAAGAAAAAAATGCAATTGCGCTTTGTAATACCTGTCCTGTAAAAAAGCAGTGCTTAGATCATGCTCTTAGTGTTCCAGAAGTTTATGGAGTCTGGGGAGGCATGAATGAAGAAAGCAGAGCCCAACTTGCAACTAGTCTAGGTATTTCCTATAGCGTGGTGAGAATATGATTAACATAGTTAAACTTATAAAAACAAAAACTTGTCGCCACAACTCAGAAACAGAAGATGTTTCTTGTCCCTTTACTGGCAACACATACACCTACTGTAAAAAGTGCGAGACTAAACTAAAGGTAGCAAAAACAGCCTAAAACCTCATGCGTCCTTTCATACCCTAAAATAGGGTGTGGGAGGACGCGTTTATGTTTAAAAGAGTATTAACAGTTGCTTTGTGCGCTTTCATGCTTACAGGATGTGGCAAGTATGACTTTAAAGAGGTCTACCGTTATCCATGTCAAGACCCTGTAAACTGGGAAACACCAGATTGCCAACCACCCAACTGCGAAGGCTTCGGTGTCTGTACTAAAGATGTAATGAGAGGAACCCCACTCTACGATGAAGAGTCCGAATATGAAGATGCCTCGTCTACAAATAAATAGACGACAACGCTTCACTACAGACGAACTTAATGCTCGTCTTCGTTTCTATGTAGGTCTGATGCTTGCTCTGACCGTCTTCGGTGCGACAATGGCAATTATCTACGCTGTAACTTTTGTTACTCAACCTCTCGGTGAGGTTCAGTCCGAGAACGACAAAGCATTTTTTGGTCTTCTCTCAACAACAATTTCATTTCTTGTAGGTGTTATCTCAGGCTTCATGCTTAATGGAACATCCGCAGCAGGTTCAACGAAGGAAGAAGATAAGTGATATTAGAAAGTAGCGCAAAAGACTTTGCAGAAGAGGTACTTCTATCTGACATTCCAGTCCTAGTTGATTTCTGGGCTGAGTGGTGTGGCCCCTGCAAAATGATTGCTCCAATTCTTGAGGAACTATCTGAAGAGTTAGATGCTTCACTAAAAATTGTAAAAGTCAATGCTGACAACAATACAAGTCTTGTAGCAGAGTTCAGCATCCGTTCCATTCCTACAATGATTATTTTTGTTGCAGGCAAAGAAGTTAAAAGAATTACTGGCGCAAAACCTAAACCTGCGCTCCTTGTAGAGTTAGAGGAAGTGTTAGGCTAGTTTCATGGCAACCTACGAGTATGTTTGTATTAACGGACATCCTAATACCCAAGTTAGACCTATGACTGAAGAACAAACAATTTTTGAATGTGAACTTGAATCCTGCGCTTCAGAGTTAAAAAGAGTTTTTGACGCTGCTCCAGTTGTTTTTAAAGGTAGAGGCTTTTATAAAACTGGTGGGTAAAATTAGATTTGAGTTGCGTCAAGGAGTTAAAACTCCCCACGTGCGGCGCAGTTCAAGACCCTGAGCATGGTCAAAACTGCTCACCAAATTTATACAGTAGAATTAGGTGTGCCTCATGCGAAGCCTTCCTTAGGATGGATTAGTTACCTATCTCTATTGACCGTGGCCATCGTGCCTGGATGCTTTGCATGAGGCGCCCAACTCCTCTTAAAAAAGAAATAGGGCTAACTAGAAAAGAAATTAAAAATCGCATAAAAGCAATTAAAGAATTAAATGGGTGTATCGACTGTGGAGTAAAAAATCATATTGTTCTAGACTTTGACCACATTAAAGAAAAAAAGTACAATGTGTCAAGGATGGTTCATGATGGTTTTTCATGGGAAGCGATTAAAAAAGAAATAGCCAAATGTGAAATTGTTTGTGCAAACTGTCATAGAATAAGAACTCATAAAAGATTTACAGATAACAAACCCTCGTAGCTCAGTGGATAGAGCGTAGGACTTCTAAGCCTAGCGTCACTGGTTCGATCCCAGTCGAGGGTGCGTCTAAAGACACTTTATAGTTAATTTCCCCCTATACTGTAGTAATGTTCAAAGACACTTACAAAGGCGTTCCAACCCATATTCAAGATTGTATGGAGTTGTATATAGATAAGAACGACCACTATCACAGTGTCAATCACAAGCGTAGGTTTGCAAGAACTCTTCAACTTATTGTTGACCAAGCGCCATATGGAAGTCTTCTTGAGATTGGGACTAGCAATCTTCTTCCCATGTGCCTAACAGTCCTTGCCCCCAACATTAAAGTAACCGTTACTGATTTTAATCTCACCAATCCAGAGACAAGCGAACTAGAAATAACTTTAGGGCTTCACACTCAGAAGTTCCCCTGTTACTCCGTTGACTTGGAAAAAACCCCACTTCCAGCTGATGACGAGAGTTTTGATTATGTTGTCTGTAGTGAAGTCATCGAGCACATGGAAATTGACCCTATGTTTATGCTCTCTGAAATTAACCGTGTACTAAAACCAAGAGGAGTCCTCATCCTCTCCACACCTAATGCGGTCAGCACTCACAGCATTACAAAGATGGTTAACGGAATAGAGCCATACTTTTACATGCAGTACAACAAAAACGGTGATTACCACCGCCATAACTATGAGTACAGCATTCACACTCTTTCTCGAGTTCTTAAGTCAGCAGGATTTAATGGGACAATTTGGACAGAAGATACTTTTGAAGACCCAGTTCCAGAAGTTGTAGAGAGACTTAACAAAGCAGGATTTAACATTAATAATGTTGGAGATAATATTTTTACTGTTGCTAAAAAAGAAGGACCAGTAGTAGATAGATATCCTAAGGAGATTTATGTCTAAAAAATACGACTATCAGCCAAGAGAGATAGATGTTCCTCTTATTACCGAACTTGGTGGAAAGACTCATCAAATTCGTAGATTAGTTAATCCAGATGACCAACTTTGGTCTGCCACAAATCCTTCCATAGGTGTATCTTCTAAAGGAAAATATGCTGTAATGATTCGTTCTAGTAATTATGTAATTATGCCTACTGGAGAGTATCGAGTAACAACTAACGGAACAATTCGTGCAAACATTTGGTTTGCCGAACTTGATAAAGAGTTCAACATAAAAGAACTTAAACAAGTAGATGTATCTGATTTAGGTGTAGATATAACTAGAGGCCTTGAAGACCCTAAACTTTTTTGGCGTGATGGTTCATGGCACTTCACCTGCGTAACTATGGAGAAGGGGCATACACCCGTTGCTCGTATGGCTACTTGTAGATTAGATACAAAAAAGATGAAAGCCTTTGACTTTGTTAAATATCCTGGCATAGACCCTAAACGTCCAGAGAAAAACTGGGCAGTTCCTTATGAAGCCAATCCTAATTTTGATTTTATCTACGGACCAAACGCAACTATAAAAAATAATGTACTAACCACTCATATGACAGATAACGAAAACATCTCTGCTCTTAGAGGTAACAGCAATCTTGTTAAGTTATATGACGGTACATATATAGGAGTTGTTCATAGGATGTTTGGAAAAGCAGAAGCAGTATGGGTTCCACAGACTTTTGGAACAGTTAATTCGTATATCAGAAGGTATGTACACTACTTTGTTCAGTATGACAACTATGGAAAGATTATTGCTATATCTAAAGGATTTAACTTTTTTCATAGCGGTGTGGAGTTTGCGGCTGGTCTTGTAGAGCATAAAGATAACTTCTTAATCTCTTGGGGAAAGAAAGACATCTCATCTCACATTGCATCTATCCCTAGGTCAACAGTTCTCAAATCACTGATGCCAATCGAGTATTAGAATTAGGTTATGAGCGAAGTAGTTTTAGACACTGACACACACCTCGAAACTGACAGCGGTGATCATGACCGCTTCGCTCACTATGTTGAAAAATCCGAGGCAGTAAGGTCGATGGTTGAGGGAACTCCTACAGTTGCGTTGTGTGGCAAAATTTGGATTCCATCCCGTGACCCAGAGAAGTTTCCAATCTGCCCAACCTGTAAAGAGCTTCACGCACACTTAGGAGATGTTGATGGTAATGACTGATTCAGTAGAAAAAACTCTTACTGCTAGTGACCGCTGCGATGTCTGTAACGCTCAGGCTTACTACGAAGTTAAGTTAGAAACAGGAGAGTTGTTCTTCTGTCGTCATCATTTTTCTAAAAACGAAGAAGCTTTAATTAATGTTGCTATCGATATCTATGACGAGTCTGACTCTCTTACAGAACCGAAGCGTCCTGCTTTGGATACGGAATAACTTTATATCTAAGTTTTGCTAGTAGTTGCTTCTTTCTTGTCTTACTGCAGTTAAAGTAGATGTATCGATGCTTACGAGGGCGCTCTACAAAAGTTACATTTTCTGCCCCAAACTTTTCGACAACTTGGGCATTAGTCAATCCGTTAGCGTAAGTAGCGTGATGCATATTCTCTTTACCAACCACTTTAGGGTCTTTAAACTTTGCAGATAGCCCCGTATAAATAAAGTTAGCAGCCTGATAAATAATTCCTACATGCTTCTGCGAAGAGTCGGCAAATGAAACAATAATTTCTCTATCAAGTAGTTTCATAGTATTTGCAACTAAATAACTTTCACCGTTCTTAGGCACACGGTCATCTACCCAAAGTCTATTTAGTTCATAAACATTCTTGGCTTCTTCTGGTCCACAAATTCCCTTTAGCAAAGTTGATGATGGACTAACCCCATAAGTTACAACTCCAACAATCTCTAAATCAGATTTACAAACCAAACCGAAAGCATGGCTGACAGGACACTTACGGCGAAGATAATGGCGCTCAGTAACAATATCCATCGCTTCTTTATAGGATATCTTTCGTATCTCATACTCGTCCTTAAGCGCCATCTCTACGCCAATGGATGTATGACTTTACATAAACCAGTGCATAAGCAACTGCCATAAAGATAAACCCATATTGATCGGTAGCAAGTGCGTAGGCAATCCACAAACACTCATTGACACAAAGAATTAGCCAACCCCAAATAGTCTTACGGCCAACTAGGAATATCCCAGTAACTCCAATTGCTGCGAGTACCCATGACCACATACCTCACCCAAGTCTTCCTAATAGCCATAAGAATATGTAAATAATCACTGCACGAATTAGTATGCGTAGAGCGACTTTACTCATATATAAACAATACCAGTAGTAGTCAACTATATACATGTTACTGAAGAATAACCAAATAGTCAGGAAGGTATCCTAGTTTGCATTACTTGTAAAGCATCGCTACTCTTAAGCCATGACAACATCACATTACGAAAGGACCCTGATGACAAAATCAGAATATATAAAAGTGAACCATAAACTTCCACAGGATGTTTTGGAGGCTTTTGCTAAAATTGGAACAGATACGCTACAGCGCAATACTTACATTCGTATGCTGCGAGATAACCATTGGAGTTTGCAGTCGATTGCTGACGCAGCAGGTGGAATGACCCGCGAGCGAGTTCGACAGATTGTAGAAGGCTCATATGTTGGTTCAGACACTGTAGGCGCTCTTGCAGGAAGTCTTTCATTTCCAACTCCAACTCCACCGCTTAAGGCAGTCAAACAACCTAAGGTTTACATAGAGCCGTCTGAAGAGACCCTTGCACGGCTTCTAGAGTTACAACCACTTGCTCAGCAAGTCCGTTCACACTCTCCAAGATATCGACAAGAAGCAGAGGAGTACACCGCTCTTCTTCACCATGTATACAAGGTTGAAGGAGTGAGCCTATATAGACTTGCAAAGCGCCTTGGTGTTACACACGGCTCACTAAGGTTTCGTATGGCTCGCTATGGATACTTAACTACCCATAACTCGAATAGCAGTTGCTACCGACCTATCCTCGAGAAGAACCGATACATACTCCAGTCATAATCAGTTAACAAAAAGAGAGCCAGTCCTGTATTCGCAGGGCTGGCTTTCTGCTTTAATTAAGGTATGAGTACTGACATTAGACCCTGGGGTAGTTATACCGTCCTTGTTGACGCACCTAATCACAAAGTAAAAACCATTACAGTTAATCCTGGCAAAAGACTTTCTTATCAAACACACGAAAAGCGCAGCGAGTATTGGGTGGTTGTGTCTGGGACTGGAACTGTCACCATTGATGGCTCGGAGACCACCTGCGTTGGTGGAGAGGCTTACATTATTGAACAGGGCATCCCCCACAGAATTCATAATGTAGGCGAAGATGACCTTACCTTTATCGAAGTCCAACTTGGTATCTATTTTGGAGAAGATGACATTGTTCGTATTGAAGATGACTACGGAAGATAAGCCTTAAAATCACTAAAACCCATCTCCTGTAAACTAATAAAATGAAAAAGGAGAGGCTTGACATCAATGTACTCAAGCAGGCTCAACAAAATCTAGAGAACCTAGCAAAATTAGAACTTAAAGAGATGCTACAAAAACTTGACGAAGAGGTTGAAGAAAAATGAAGAAACTACTTACAGCTTTAGTAATTGCTGGACTTACAATTACGCCAGCAAACGCTGCTGAGAAGCCAAAGACTTTTGCATCCGTTGACGCAGCAATTAAAGTTCTTAAAGTTGCTCCAGATGTCCGTGAAGGGTACGCACGCTCACAGTTTAAGCATTGGTCTGACTTAGATAAGAATGGCTGCAACACTCGTAATGATGTAATTATTGCTGAAGCATTAACAAAGCCAACAGTTGATAAGGGCTGCAAAATTGTTAAAGATACTGGCAAGTGGTATAGCCCTTACGATGGCGCAACAGTTACAAATTTTTCTGCTTTAGATGTTGACCACTTTGTTCCACTAGCAGAAGCTTGGGACTCGGGAGCAAAAGCGTGGGACGCAGCAAAGCGTGAGGTTTACGCAAACGATATGGGAGATGCAATTTCTCTTATTGCAGTAAGTGCTGGTTCAAATCGCTCTAAGTCTGACCAAGACCCTGCAGAGTGGCTACCAACAAATGCTGCTTATCATTGTGATTATGTACGCCAATGGGTACAAGTAAAGGTTCGTTGGTCACTTACAGTTGACGAGAAAGAACTTAAGGTTCTTAAAGATGTTACTGCAAAGTGCAAAAAAACCAAACTATCAGTTGTCATTGTAAAATAACTCTGTTACTCTGCTCTTTCCGATAGGGGAAGCGATGAGCCTCGTACCTCTCTGTACAAAGTAAGAGGGCGTTAGATACCTATAACAATGGGCAAGGATATACGTGGGATGCAATAAAGCCCATGATTGGAAGAGCAGGGAGTCTAACTAACGGTTAGGCGGGAAGAAACCTATCCTACGTATATCCGACTTACTCTTCTCCATATTTTGATTTAAAGTATTCTATACCTTGATCTGTTGGTGAAATATGTGCACGAAGTTCTTCATCATATTCAACTTTAATAAGTTCATGTTCAAACAAAACCATTAGATTCTCGTTAAGACCATCCATAATTTCGTTATACAAATCTGGCATTAAGTCTTTCATCTTTTCAAAGTTGTACACATAGGTAACTTCGCCATCTTCATCGAAGCCCTCTTCTTCAAGAATACCAATTTCAATTAGATAGTCAACAAAGGCACTCTCGTCCTCGAAATCGACATACTCTTCAAAGTCATCCATTTGATAATAATAAGGGATACACTGCTGATATGAGTTACTCCAGAATGTTTACAGATGATGTTTATGTCTACGCCACACCTAAAGGTGTTATCTGCTGCCAGTGCTATTTCTGCGATGAACTAGAACCTTCTTACCTCGCAGAGTCTACACAAGAAATGATTGACCATCTCAAGGCACACCTGAAGATTGGCCACTCTTTCCCAGCAACCATCTTTGACCAACTACTCGCAGACGACGCAGCAAACTACCCAAACAAAATCCCCCCTAAACCCCTAACCCCCTAAACCCTTCCGCTTCCTCCTCTAATAAAGGAACGAGAGCGCAGAGGATTGTATTTTCTATTATATAGATGTATAGTGTTGCAATGATTACATTATTTGCAATTTTATTGACGTGGTATGCCACTAAGGTTTATTACACACGATCTCTTAATGTGGAGATTGATAATTTAAAAAAGCATGATTTAACAGAAGCCAGATGCTCAAGATGCTCGCAAGACACTATTACTCACGAAGATAACCTTCGAACTCCCTTCTACTGTCAGGTATGCAAATGAAAGCAACAATTACATTAGCCAAAGGCGATGCATGGGGAGTAGGTATAGAGTTCTATCCAAACGACAAGGCTCTTAACATTAGTTTTTTATGCTGGTATCTACTTATTGAAAAAGGATATTAATGAGCAATACAAATCAATTTACTCTCCATCATGGAGATTGTTATGAAGTGATGAAATCTATGCCAGACAACTCAGTAGACTCAATCGTCACTGACCCTCCTTATGAATTAGGTTTTATGGGTAAGTCTTGGGACTCAACAGGTATTGCCTACTCAACTCAAATGTGGGCAGAGGCGTTACGCGTACTCAAACCAGGAGGGCATTTACTAGCGTTTTCTGGTTCTCGAACTTATCATCGAATGGCAGTTGCTATTGAAGATGCAGGTTTTCAAATCCGCGACCAGATTATGTGGATTTATGGCTCAGGGTTTCCAAAATCTATGAGCGTAAGCAAAGCAGTGGAGTCACATCTGCTAAATGGAAAATCAAACCCTATGGCTCTAAGAAAGACCGAACAAGATGGAGATGGCGAAAGTTATCAACTAACTGGTAAGAACAATGGCATACTCGGTGAAACTAGAGTGTATGACCGTAAAGAGTTCTCACCTTCCACCGAGCAAGGAAAACAATGGAAAGGCTGGGGTACTGCACTTAAACCAGCACACGAACCAATAGTGTTAGCGCGTAAACCAATAATAAAAACGGTTGCGGACAATGTAATAAATTACGGTACAGGTGGATTAAATCTTGATGCAACTAGAATTGAAAGAGTTGAAGAAGATGATTCAGCAGAATCAATAGGACGCTGGCCGGCCAATGTAATGCATGATGGCAGCGAAGAAGCCATTGAAAACTTTGGTGAGGCAGCCCGTTTCTTTTACTGCGCAAAGGCAAACAAACGTGATCGCAACGATGGTCTTGATGAGTTTGAGACAAAGCGTGATCATGATGGGCGCAAAGATGGTGGAGTCGGTGGTGATAATCCACGTAATCGCACTAACAATGAGAAACTAAATTATCACCCAACAGTTAAACCAACATCTTTGATGCAGTATTTAGTCAGACTTGTCACTCCACCGAATGGAACTGTTCTTGACCCTTTTCTAGGTTCTGGCTCAACTGGCAAAGCTTGTATGTATGAAGGGTTTAATTTTGTTGGAATTGAACTGACCGAGGAGTACCTTCCAATTGCTAAAGCAAGAATTGAATTTGCTCAAAAAGATAAGGAACTGAAGTGACAAAAGAAATTACAATCAAATGCTCACTATGCAAAGAGACAACTACAGAGTCAGACGCAATAGAAATTGGTTCTCGATGGGTCTGTGGGATGTGTTATGACGACCTGTAAAGCCCCCCAAACCTCCCAACCTAACCTTCCCCACCCCTAAACCCCTCTCTGCTCCGATTCGGCTTATAACGGAACGAGAGCGGAGAAAACTACACTTTCTATTGTATAGTTTGAAGCAGTTGCATTTGTAGTTATCTAGGTCTACTATAAGTATCTATGAAGCCAAAAACATCTGCCCCAAAGTGCTTAACATGCGCAGCACGACTGAAACTAAAGCGAGCAGACAACTGGACTCTCACTACACGTTATCAACGCAAGGAAGACCGTCTACGGTTTATTCGCTACTACTCTAAAGGTAAAAGGGTCACTTACTACATAAGCAGCCATCAATGCCTGAACCCCGTAGACTAGTTTTGTATGCTATACTTTTCCTACATTCAATGCACACTATGAACAGGAGAAACAAATGGATACTATCCACCTTTTTAATTATGAAATCGAAAACTCTGAGTCCGTCCATTACGGAAAATGGTACTGGGGAATTATTTTAGAGGATTCGAGAACCATCTACATTAATGCAGACAAAATGGTTATTACTGATACAGGTGACTTAATTGCTATCTCTACTACAAAACAAAAGTCACTTTACCCTGGAATGACAAAAGAGCAAATAGAAGATGCTCGATATGAAAAAGAGCCTAGACCAGAGCCTCATCCTCTATTGGCTTTAGCCAATGGACGCTGGATGTCCTACTTTGCAGCCTCGGTGATGTCAGGCGAGCCAATAGCAGTAGATAACTCTGTTAAGTACGAAGAAGAAAAAAAGAAGTAACTAACAATAGGCAGTCCCCCTCCTTAATCCGAGGGGGATTACTTATTTCCACTAGAGCGCATAGGATTTGACTTTCTATTATATAGCCACTAGGCTGAAGCCATGACAACTGACAAAGATACAAAAGCAAAGAACAGGGTTGTACTTTGCCCTACCTGCAATACAGAGATTGAAGTCCGCTCTGGATTTGCTCACATGACTCTTACACGACATATGAAAGGACATAAAGAATAAAATGATTGAATTCATAGCAGGAGCAATAAGTGCAACATTCATCATCGCTTGGCTCATTTGGATAGCGTTAGGCGAAAACCGTCCAACATGACGCTTATAAAACTTACGATTAAGGGGCTATAAATTGTACATACTTAGGTCTAAGACTGTATGATTTTGGTATGGCTTTGCTCAATAAAAGGTCAAAAACAAACTATGAAAGAGGAAAATAATGAATATAGATAATTGGACACAACCATTCGAGATTGCCTTTAAGTTGGCTATGTTCTCGACTGGTTGGCTACTTGTACTGCTGATTGCATCTTTTGGAGTTGCACTCTCAATTGCAGTTCTTAAGTCTGTTCCTGCTTTGTTTATTAGCAAGAAGAAAAAGTCCAGTACAGATGTTCTTGCAGATACCTATCAGGACGCTATGGGACGCTTTGCTAAGGCAAAGAACTTCAAGGTAATTAAGGAAGAAGAGTAGTTTTGGACATTGTATTCCGCTCGGATGTTGATGTTCAACTAATCAAACATAGCGCCTCAGACCAAGATATTGGATTCGCAGCAAGGGTAAGTACCATTGGAGAGCGCAGTCTTGGACATGAAGACAATGACAATGATAAGAAGTTAACTGGTCTTATTAATTACCTCATGCGCGATAGACACGGCTCACCCTTCGAGCACTCAACCTTTACCTTCTATGTCAAGGCTCCTATCTTTGTTTGGCGAGAGCATATGCGCCATCGCATGGCTTCCTATAACGAAGAGTCAGGGCGATACCGAGTTCTAGAGCCAGAGTTCTATGTTCCTGGAGGCGATAGAAAGTTGCTTCAGATTGGTAAGCCAGGTGCTTATACATTTGAGGAAGGCAATTCAGAGCAGAGAGCGCTCACTTCTTTATCCTTCAAGCGTGCTTGTAAAGAGGCGTATCAAACCTACGATGACATGATTCGTGCTGGCGTTGCCCGCGAGGTTGCTCGAGGAGTTCTTCCTGTAACTATCTACTCATCTGCCTATGTAACTATGAACTCTCGTGCTTTGATGAACTTCCTCAGTCTGCGTCAGAATGTTGAAGGACAGAAGTTCCCATCTTACCCACAGCGGGAGATTGAGATGGTTGCTGAAAAGTATGAAGAAATCTTCAAACAACTTATGCCGATTACTCACACTGCTTTTGTAGAAAATGGACGAGTATCTCCATGACAGAAAGTGTCAAGATTGCCTACTGCTACGCACGTGTATCTACTCAGATGCAGGTAGAGGATGGCGTGAGCCTTGACGGTCAAGAGAAACAACTTCGGTACGCAGCAGAGTCACAAGGCTATGAAGTAGTGATGCTTCGTGAAGAAGGAAAGTCTGGAAAGAACATTACTGGTCGTCCAGTACTGAAGAAGGCTTTAGATGATTTAGATGCTGGTAGGGCAGAGGCGCTGTTTGTTACTCGTCTTGATCGCCTTGCTCGCTCTACTAGAGACTTCCTCAGTATTGTTGACCGTTCTCACAAACATAACTGGCGCCTTGCGTTACTAGATTTAGGTTTAGATACCGCAACATATCAAGGGCGCTTTGTTGTAACCATTATGTCTGCTATGGCAGAGATGGAACGAGGAATGATTTCACTTCGACAGAAAGATGTGCACCAAGATAGACGCAATAGCGGAAAAGTTTGGGGTGTTGATTTAGGCCCACTTCCACTAATTTCTGAATCAGTTATAGAAAGAATTGAAAAAGAAAGAAGCATTGATTTATCATATAAAGTCATTGCTGATGGGCTTAACAGAGATGAAATTCCTACTGCATTAGGCGGAGAGAAGTGGTACGCGTCTACTGTTCGTCATGCGTATCTACGCAATAAAACTAAAGAATAATAGTTATTTAATGTAAAATAAGCAGTGGAAGTATGAACACTGCGTTCATATGAGATTACCTATGGTGGGAGTATCTCGAAGTGTTTTTTCGTGCGCGTTTACAAAAGCAAACAGGCAAAGTAAAAACTCCTACCCAAAAGACGGAAGACTACACACTACCAAGTAAATCAAAACTATTAAGAGCAGTGTCTGCTTTTTCTTTAGTTGTAGGCTTTGTTCTTGGACCGCTTTTTCTTATTATGCCTTCTGCCCAGGCAAACCCTTCAGGACTAACCGCTAATGTCTACAATGTAAACGGTCAAAACAACGCTCCTTACATTCCTCAAGGCGCTTCTCCCGTACTTACAACTAACGTTTCTAACATTGACTTTCAATGGGGAAGCGGCAGCGTTCTAGGAGGACCAGCTGAAGATGTAATCGTAGTCTTTACAGGATGGATTACTAGCGATACAACCCAAGACATTTCATTTTTAGCAACAGCAGATGACGGAACAAAACTTTACGTTGACGGTGTTAACCTAACCAATGACTGGTTTGATAAAGGTGGTGGAGGAACTACAAGTGCTCCAGTATCTTTTACCGCAGGAGTTTCAAAGTCCATCCAGCTTATGTACTATGAAAATGGTGGCGGAGCAAATGTATTTCTCCACTGGGATAAGTCTGGTTCAATGCAAATTATTCCATCCTCTGCATTTGCGTATGTCACTCCTCCACCTCCTGAAGTCTTGTCCGTTGGCGCTCCTACCAATCTAACAGTAGTTGATGGCGCATCTTCGGTTGTTCTTACGTGGAACGCTCCTACAGATGGAAATAGACAACCAGAGCGTTACGCAATTGGTTTTACCTGTCAAGGTTGTGGCGGTTGGGGAGTTGCTACAGGAAACGTTGGCGGTCCTAACTCGTTGAACACTACCATTACCTTAGATCATTCTTTGTTTAATTCATTAAAGCCAAGTGGCACCGTCTGGACATTCACAGTTAGATCTGACAATGACACGTTAGCTCTTTACTCTTCTGTCTCCAACGCGGTGACAGTTAAGGTAGGTCTTACTGCACAAGAAATTGCAGATGCTGAAGCCGCAATTGCTGCCGCTACCGCCGAAGCCGCAAGACTCGCAGAGGTAGCTAGGTTGGCTGAAGAAGCAAGACTTGCTGAGGTTGCACGTCTTGAAGCAGAAGCGGCAGCCCTTATCGCCGCACAGGCAGCAGCTGCGCAGGCACTCGCAGATCAAACCGCAGCAGATGCGGTAAAGGTACTAATAATTAATTCAAGTTGGACACAGGCTAGAGCTGCATATGACATTTTAACAGCTCCTCAAAAAGCTCTTGTTACTAATTATGCAAACTTAACATCCGCAGAAGCGGCAATACTTGCATCGCAGGTAGCAGCCGCTCAAGCAGCAGCAGATGCAGAAGCCGCAAGAATAGCGGCAGAGGTTGCAGAAGCCGCAAGACTCGCAGAGGTAGCTAGGTTGGCCGAAGTTGCGAGATTAGCGGAGATTGCGAGACTAGCAGAGGTAGCAAGACTTCAAGCAGAAGCAGCAGCGTTGTTAGCAGCACAGCAAGAAGAGGCAAGAATTGCAGCAGCAACTGCCGAGGCAGCACGACTAGCAGAAGTAGCGAGATTAGCAGAGGTTGCACGACTTGCTGAAGTAGCGAGATTAGCCGAAGAAGCAAGACTTGCTGAAGTAGCGAGATTAGCAGAAGTTGCAAGATTAGCAGAAGTGGAAAGACTTGCTGAAGTCGCAAGATTGGCTGAAGCAGAAAGAGTTGAGGCTGAAAGAATTGCAGCAGCAACTGCCGAGGCAGCACGACTAGCAGAAGT